ACGTTCCTAACATTTGCAAGTTCATTTTTTGGGGTTGCTTCTTCTTCTACTGCTAATAATAGCGGAAGCGGTGGAACAACACCTTACAAGCTTATTTGCACTTCTTCTACCAACTCAAACCTTGTAAAAGGTTCTGCTGGTAATTTGTATAGCATTGTTGCCATTGGATTGACTTCAACTGCACGATATTTGAAACTTTATAATAAAGCTACTGCGCCAACCGTTGGTACGGATGTGCCAGTAATGACTATTCCAGTTCCAGCAAACACACAAGGTGCTGGTGTAGCTATTCCATTTGTTTCGGGTGTAAATTTTTCACTTGGAATTGGAATTGCTATTACTTCGGGTAGCGCTGATAACGACACTGGGGCGGTAACGGCTGGTGATGTAATTTTGAATTTAACATACGCATAAGATGATAACTTTAGCTGGTGTAGGTCAAGGAAGTGTAAAAAATCCGTTGGGTGCAAATCAATTTGTGTCCACATGGAATCCTTCGCTTACAAGCACTGGAAGTTCAACCGCAACACAAGTTAAATTGCCATTAGTATCTACTGGCACATACAACTTTAGTGTTAATTGGGGTGATGGTACAACCGATACAATTACTACTTGGAATCAAGCGCAAGTAACGCATACATACTCAACTTCTAAATTATATCAAATTACTATAACTGGTACTTGTTATGGTTGGCAGTTTAATGCTGGAGGTGATAGATTAAAATTACTTTCAGTACAACAATGGGGAAATGCTTTTAGGCTTGGAAATGCTACTGGTTATTTTTCTGGTTGTGAAAATCTTGAATTACAACAAGTTGCTGATGTTTTAGATTTAACTGGAACTACTACTTTTTTAAATATGTTTAGTAGTTGCTTAAAACTTACAACAGTTAGAAATATTAATTCTTGGGTAACAACTAATGTAACCATAATGTCAAATGCCTTTATAAATGCTCTTAATTTTGACGACAATATTGGCGCATGGGATGTTTCAAACGTTACTTCTTTGTCTGGAATGTTTAATATTACAACTACAACAAAAGGAGTTTTTAACAATGGTGGAAGTAATACAATAAAAAATTGGAATACTTCAAAAAACACTTCTCTTGTTACAACTTTTCAAGGACAAAAATTATTTGACCAAGAAATAGGTACATGGGATGTTAGTAAAGTTACTTCTTTGAACGGCTTATTTAATATGTCATCTACTAATAGGGGTATATTTAATAATGGAGGAAGTGCATCAATAGGAAATTGGAATACTGGTCTTGTTACTAACATGGCACAAGTATTTAGTAACCAATTATTATTTAATCAAAACATAGGTTCATGGAATACTGCTAATGTTACAACATTTGAGTTTATGTTTAATTGTGGAACTGCGGATGGTATTTTTAATAATGCTGGAAGTGATACAATAAAAAATTGGAATACCGCTAAAGTAACAAACATGAGGCAAGTATTTACTGGGCAACCATTATTTAATCAACCAATTGGTTTATGGAACACTGCGTTAGTAACCAGAATTGATTATATGTTTTATTCTTATGCAAGTCCAAGTACTCCTACAAGATTAAATGGTTCGTTTAATAAAGATATTAGCGCTTGGAATACCGCTAACGTTACGAACATGGCTGGAATTTTTGCAAGTCAAGTATTATTTAATCAACCATTAGATTCGTGGAATGTTGCTAAAGTAACTTCATTAGAATCAACTTTTTATAAAGCGATTGCATTTAATCAACCTTTGAATAGTTGGAACACTGTTTTAACGACAAGTATGGCAAATACTTTTTTTAATGCTACTGCTTTTAATCAAAGCATAAGTAATTGGAAAGCTAATATTGTTACAACATTTGGAACAGTTGGTGTTGATGGTTTTATGGGTAACAAAACAAATCTTGACTATTCAAGTGCAAATTATGATGCTTTACTAATAGGTTGGGCATCAAGACCAGTCTTAGCCAACAAAACAATTAATTTCGGAACAATTAAGTACACAAGTGCTTCGGTTTCGGCAAGAGCAGTATTAACATCAGCGCCAAATAATTGGACTATAATAGATGGAGGATTAGTATAATGATGTATTTTTTAGCACATAATGGGGTAGATGTTTTTCACTATGGTGAATTATTACAAGGTCAAGAAATAACAACTGGGCAACCACAACTTGAATATTTTGAGGAACTTGACTATTTAAAACAAAGATTAATTAATTTTGGTGTAGAATATAACGATGGTAGTAATTTACCAGAGCCTTTAGAGCCAACTGATGTATAAGAAACTTAACAACACATAGAAATGAGTTATTAAAAAAAAATAGTAACTTAAATTAAAAAAAAATGACTAAAAAAACTAAAATGGTATTAGGCGGTGTTGCCGTATTAGGTGTAGCCTATTACCTATGGAAAAAAAGCCAAGACAAAGGAATGGCAAACATGAGTGGTTATAGTAATGCAAGCGGTTTCGCTTCAACTGGCTCAACTGGTAGACAAAGAGTTTGTGTAAGAATGGAAAAAGATGGTTCTACAACTACCTATACTGCAACTGGAGGAGGTCGTTGCCCTTATGGTGGAACTGTATCTAACTAATTAACTTAATATGGCATTAGTATATGAAAGCAAAGTTCCTAATTCGTATAGGAATGATTTCGTAAATAAAGTTAGGGAAGTATCTACTCGTTTAGGTATCGACCCTAACTGGCTAATGGCAATTATGTATTGGGAAAGCGCAAGTACATTTTCACCAAGTATTCAAAATAGTATTGGTGCAACTGGATTAATTCAGTTCATACCAAGTACTGCAAAGGGTTTGGGAACAACAACTACGGCATTGAAAAATATGTCAGCAGTAGACCAATTGGATTACGTTGAAAAGTACCTTAATGCTTACAAAGGAAAACTAAAATCTTATGTAGATACCTATTTTGCGGTGTTTTTTCCATTAGCTATTGGGAAGCCAGATGATTGGGTAATTCAAGGTGCTGGTATTTCAGCAAGTCAAATTGCAAGACAAAATCCAGCATTTGATGTAAACAAAGATGGTAAAGTGCAAGTGTGGGAAGTGAAAAAAATCATGCTTGAAAAATTACCAAGCGAGTGGGTAAGTAACGGAAGTTTTGGATTGGCTATTAAGTCGTACAAAAATTATTTAGCCGTAGGATTAATATTAATTGCCGTAGGCGCAACATACATTTACAATGTTAGAAAACGATAATGCTTCACAAGCGGAAGTAAAAAAAGAAGTAAATAGTCAGATTCACAAGCATCTTTCGACAATTTTTGTTGTCGTTGGAATTATTTCGTTCACGTTAGGTGCGGTGGTTAACTATTATACAATTCGCAGATTAAACGGAGGGAAAGCATGAAAATAAACGGACAAGTTTTAGATAGCAAGGGTGAAGGATTAGCTTTAGCCAACATTACTATTACAAGTGGTGATAAAGCCGAAAAATTAGGAGTTGTCGCAGACTTGGATGGTAACTTCGTTACTGAAAACGATTTGATAACACCCGATTCAACTTTTAGAATTAGTTATGTAGGGTTCCTACCTAAATTCTACAAAGCAAGTGAGTTGGTAGATAAAAAGATTACGCTAATGGAAAGTAGCGAACAACTTTCCGAAGTAACTGTGTTTTCACAACCTACCAGAACTGCAAAGCAGTCTGTTAGTGCCTTAAAAGCACATATTCAAAATAACAAATTCGCCTATGCTGGAATAGGTGGTCTATTAGGGTTATTCCTTATAGCTAAATCAATTAAAAAATAATTATGGAAGCACAAACTACTGCACCAACAACTACTCCAGCGCCAGCTACTTCGCCAGCGCCCGAAGTTGCAAACGTAACATATCAAGCACCAGCTTCAACTCCACAAATGGAAACTGGCGGTGCTATGGAATCTATTGCGAAACCTAAAATGAACATCAAGGACATTGTTATAAGCGCATTGCTTGTAGCGTTATCTATTTATGGTATTTTCTATTATAGAAAAGCTATCAAAAAACTTGACGAACAACCAAGTGCCGAAGAATTCGATAACATGAGTGGTGATATTGAAGAAGTTAAATTTAACTTGCAAAAAGCTTTAGGTAGAAAATATCAAAAAACCTAAAATAAAAAGTTGTGGCACAAAGTAAAGGATTAGGCGATACGATAGAAAAGGTTACGACCTTTTTGGGAATTAAGCAATTGGTTGAGAAAATCAATCCAGATTGCCGTTGTCCGTATAGAAGGGATTACTTAAATGAAAAAGTACCCTATGACTATAATTCATACAAGAAAATATTAAAATTTAAAATATAAAAAAATGAAAGCAAAAAATTTATTATGGTTCGGATTGGGTGTAGCAATTGGCTATGTATTCATGAAAAAAAATTGGGGTAGAAAAGTTGTAAAACCATTAGCTGATACTGATTTAGCTACTGATGTAAAAGATACAGTTGTTGATACTGCAAAAGTTACAAAATGTGAAGCCGAATGGGTGAAGTATGCTTCAACCGCAAGATTTGCCTCTCAAGAAGGCGCTGAACAAGCCAAAAAAGATTTTATGGCTAAATGTATGGCTTAATAAAAAGAAACTAACCAATGAACTTAAACGAAGTTACCTACGGAAACCCAACAAAAGAGCAATACAACCATGTTATCAAGCGTTGCGTGGTTGATAGCTTGTTCGACAAGTTGAAGCAACAAAGTTTTCCGACAAATGATTCAGAAATGGTTAAGGATGAACTTAACGAAATTGCGGATTATTTGAAAGTTATGGATAATGATGAAAATGAAATGTATTTAAAGCGTTACAAGTCTTATGACCGCAACCTTGTACAAGTAATTAATGCGACCTTCTTAAAAAAAGGTATTGAAACAAATGAACTTTGCACCGATGTAGTTAAAGATATAGAAAACTTAGTTTACAAGCTAAAATTCTATTTCCAACGACCAAGACCAAAACAATTAGCGCAGTATTACAAGTTAAAGTTGTTTCCATACGATAGCTATGTGGCTAATACACCTTCTTACCCTTCGGGGCATACTCTACAAGCGTTTGTAATTCTAAGTATTATTGGTAACTTGCACCCAAAGGAACATTCGTTTTGCAAAGAAATGATTGACGATATTGCTTATAGCAGATTGTATATGGGAGTACATTTCCCAAGCGACAATGATTTTGCTAAAGTGGTTGGTGAAGAAATTTTAAAGCACCCAGAATTTGCCAAGAAATACGGGATATGAAACATACTGAATACGAATTACAAAGCGCTATAAGTTGGTACTTAACTTGTCAATATAACGATGTGTTATTTTTGTCAGATACGATTGCAAACTTGAAGCTTACGAAAATGCAAGCTATACGAAATAAAAAGATTCAGAAAGTTGGATTTAAGACACCCGACTTACTTATCTTAGAGCCAAGAAACGGATATAGTGGACTTTTTATAGAATTAAAGATTGACACACCATTTAAAAAAGATGGTACGATTAAAGCAAGTAGTAAAGACCATTTAAAAGGTCAACTGGAAAGCATTGAAAAACTTAATGCAAAAGGTTACAAAGCTTGTTTTGCCGTTGGTTTTGATGAAACCAAACAAATAATAGACGACTATTTAAAGTAACATTATGGATAACCAAGAACAACAAAAAACAACAACAACCCTACTCACCGAAATTAATAAAACCATACAAGTTTTAGGGATTGATAAATTAGTGGATATACTTAAACACATTCGCAAAAAGAGTGTAGAAATTACCCAAGAACAAGTAGACCAATCAGAAATAATCATTAAATTAGTTTGCGAAGAATTCGACATTACTATTGACGAATTTTACTCGCATAAACGATTGAAAGATAGGCGATATGCAGTAGGAGTTTGTGCCTTTTTGCTTCAAAACAAGGTTGGACTTGATAATTCAGATATATCATTCTTACTTCGCAAGCCAGCAGACATGGTTTCTATTTACAAAAATTCAATAAATTATTTGAACGATAGGCGACCAGATGATTACAAAATCCTTAAACGTATTACCAATATAAATAACAAACTTTAAGCTTAAAAAAAATGAGTAACCAAGAAACATTTGAACCAGAAATTATTGATAGTGATTTTTCCCCACTTGATGCACCAGTAAAACAAAGAAGTTATACTTCGCACAAAATTGATTCATCACAACCAATGCCCGAATTGGAAGTTCCAGCTTTTGAAACCCCAATGTACACTGCATTTGACGAACCCGAAGCCGAAACCAAAGAAGAACAACGACCATTTAATGAAGCGTATAGTGAATTAGATGGTAAGGAAAAAGCTATGGGTGCTGAAATGATGGCAGAAATGACTTTGGACTTATACGAAAAAGGTTGTGGATTCTTAGGGAAGTTGCCCGAAATTAGCGAAGCTAAATTAGATAGGCTTATTGCCGAAGGTGATATTGATGCTGAAATTGGTATTCCAACCGAAGGTGGTGTTATGCCAGTTAAGGAGTTTGCGGTAGAGTATAACGATAGTATCAAAAGTGCGTTTGAAGTAAGTGATGAATTTAAGGAAAAGGTAAAACCGCCTTTGGTTCGTGTATTTAAGAAGCGTGGAATTGGTATGACTGACGAGCAATTGTTGGCTTACTATTTCGTAACGGATTTAGGTACTAAAGGAGTTCAAGCGTTTATGTTAAAGAAAACCGCTGACAACATTCTTAATTCGCTTAAAGAAAATACAATTGCTTTGCGTGAAAGTAGAGCGCCAAAACCGAGAGCAGAACAACCAGTTCGCCCACAACAAGAAGCAAGTAGTGTAGAATATACTGAAAATATTAGCGAAGTGGTTACTGAAAGACCAAAAACAAGAACAAGCAAGCCTAAAACAAATTTGGAAGAACAAATGGAATATTTTGCAGAACCCGAAGAAGTA